TTAGGGTGAGGGTGAACTGCTAGGCGGATGGCTCACCCCACCCTCACCCCCTGCCACTCTCCCGGAGGGAGAGGGGAGCTTGAGCCACCTCGAACACGGCTCGACCGCGCGGCCGGGCGCGGCCACCAGTGCCCAGAACCACGCGCGGCAAGGCGCATACCGCGCGGAGAAGCAGCGGCAGCCCATGCCGCGAAACTCCTGGCAGGCCCGACATGCCGCCAGCCGCGCCTCGACCTCCGCCAAGACCACGCCCAGCTCGCCCTTGGCAACAGCCAGCCGGATCTCGGCCTCCAGGATGCGGACCGCAATCTGCGAGGCCGCAAGCGGCCGCGTGCCCGCCGCGTGGCAAGGGCGGCGGGCAGTGCCGAGGGGCAACGTGCGCCGGCCGGCCGGATCGCACGTCGGGCAATGCCAGCGACCGCCCGGCAGTTCTTCAAGACGGCAGAACATGGTTCTTGGTCCTGGCGCTCGGGCCTAGTGACGCGGAGACGCGGAGACGCGGGGAAAGATGTTCTCCGCGTCCCCGCGTCTCCCCCTCTCCGCGTCCACACGCTCCCCTCCCTGCTCTACGCACTGACCTCGCACGTGGCATTCGGCGACGCGCAGAACAGCGCCGAGCCCGAATAAGGTACGCTCAGGCCGGCAAAGCCCTGGCAATCGAACGGCCCGCTCTGGTTCTGCTCCAGCAGAAAAAACGAGACGTTGAGGCAGCCCAAGCTGTTGCCGATGGACACGGCCACGGCCCGTTGGCCTTGTACGCCGCCGTAATTCCAGGCGATCACCAAGGAAACATCGAGCGTGGCCTGTTGGCCGGCGCACTGGCACATGTTGACGGTAGGAAACGAGCCCTGGTAGTTCTGATAGCTGACATACACGCCGTTAGGCCACTGGACGAGCGAGCAACTGCCGCTTTGCTGCAGCACCCAGGCACCGTTGGCGTTGACACAATCCTCGCACCACTGGCCGTTGACCAAGCTGGCGAACGTCACCGTCAGCTCTGCCGGGTATTGCCCGCCGAGACAGGCCTGGCACTCGGCACAGCAAGGGTTCGGGCAGGGATTGAAGCGGGCGAACGTGGGCACGGTGTGTCTTTCTCCCTTTCTCCCTTTCTCCCTTTCTCCCTTTCTCCCTTTCTCCCTTTCCCCCTTTCTCCCTTTCTCCCTTTCCCCCTTTCTCCCTGTCTCCCTGTCTCACAGAGCAGGGGAGAAAGGGAGAAGGGAGACTACTGCCGACTACTGGCAGGCGGCCGCGGTCACCCACCACTGGTTGTCTTGCGGAAAGAACTCCACCTTGACTTTGGTCGCGGAGGGCAGGCTCGTGCCGCTGGCCAAAAGCCAGTCGTAGGCCGTAATGTTCAAACCGGGGTAACCACCGTTCCACCACAACGAGACCGTGGCCGAGCTGCCCGAGTTGAGCTGGCCTTGGAGCGTTCCCCAGCAGGCGACGTGCCGCGGAGGCCCCTCCACGACTTGCCAGCGGCCGCTCTGCCGGTCGAACTGGCACAGCACGCGCATCCCCTGGCCGACGCCCGGCGGCCCAATCCCATAACCGTTCTGGTTGCGCAGTCCCAGCGGCAACCAGACGGTTTCCTGGCGGGCATCTTGCGGGACGGCGTAGCTCCGCACGGCCGCGCCGGAGTAGGTCTGGTCCGCCGCCTGGGCCTGGTACCACCAGACCCGCTTGGCATTGGCCCACGGGGTTGGATCGCGGTCAAAATAACCGCTGGGCGCGGTGGACAGGTCCGGGTAGACGACCGGGCCGGTCAGCTCGAACAGGGCCAGCCGGCTTTCCGGCGGCCCGTAGAACGCTACGCCGCCCAGTCCATATTGCGACTGCGCGGGGGTGCCGGGGCACGACAATGCATTCACCTGCTCGATGAGCAGGTTCTGCCGCGCGGCGCTCAGCCGATCTCCCGGCTCGACGCGATCGAGGCTCATGGCACTCTGTAACCTGCGGGATCAAAAGGGCGTTTACTCGGCGGAGACGAACAAGGGGCTGAAATCGACGGCACGGTACAGCGAGTTGCCCAGGTCGTCGACCAGCCGGTCCCAATGACTCTGGTTGTTCGCCTCCGCACGGTAGGAATGGTTCCAGCCGTAAATGAGCTGGTCCTGCTGGTCGTCCAGGATCTTGAGGGTCTTTTCGCGGAAGACGTACGTGATCCGCCAGCCGAATTGGGGTTGGCTGAGGCTGTCCAGGCCGGTGAACTGCCGCGCGGCCTTGGCCCCGTCCAGCAGCACGGTCTCGGCAGCCGCGCCCAGGAACGCCGCGGCGTTGACCGCACCCACGCACGCGCGAATCGCCGACCAGGGCGGATTGGCCACCCGATGCCAGGTCACACAATGCTCGACGATCGGCACGCGCAGCGTCGGCACGGCGTCGGGGGTTACCGGCAGCGTGCCGTCCGACTGCCACACTAGCTGATGGCCCGGCAGCGCCACGTACTCCCCGCCGAAATTCATGTGGTAGGTCAGCAGCGTGCCGTCCTCGGCCTCGGGCAGGCCGGCGTAGCTCCCGCCCACCAACGCGTAATCCACTACGACCTCCACGAACTGGCCGCTGTAGCTGTTCAAGTCGGACGTCACGTCATCGAAGGTCCCCTGGTCGTCCGGCTTCTTTTCAAACGGCTCGATCCGCACGCTGGCAGCCAGTACGCCGGGTTGATCGGGGTATCCGGCCGGCGCCGGGTTGCCGAGCTCGCCGCCGCCCACCAACGTCGCGAGGACAGCGTAGCGGTCCTCATAGGCGCACAGCAGCCGCCGCTGGGCTTTCATGCCGTGCGCGTCGTAGCTCTCCACCGGCGATCCGGCCAGTTCCTTGAAGACCACGGTCATGGCTTGCTCCTGAGTGTATCCGGCACACTCCGTGTGCCGTTCGGGTACCCGCTCGCGGGTGGCGGCACACAGAGTGTGCCGGATACCTTGGACTGCGTCCTTATGGCTCGAAGACGGCAGCCGCCCGCCGCGGCTGCGCCTGCAAATGCTGATTGGTCTTGCGTTGCTCGGCCAGTTGGTCGCGGGCGACGCGGATTTGCTCGACCTGGAGGCTCTCGCTGGCCGTAGTCTGGGCGAAGCTCCGCAGCGGCGCCAGACCGGCCGAAGGGAGCCAGCCTGGTTGGGACAGGCTGGGGAGCCGGTCCGCCGGCGGCAGGCCCGCCGGGGAAACCATGCCCGGCCCGTGCGCACCGGACATGGGGCGATCGCTCGCCGCGTCGACTCCCGCCCGGCGGACGGCCCGCCCCCGCTCAGACCCGTCGCGCGACCATTCGCTGCCTCGCGGTGTGGACGTTCCATCTGTCGGCGAAATCACGGGTGGGGTACCTCGGCCGCCGGGCAACCTGTCTTCGGATGGTGCCGTGGTTGCCCGACGCTCCGCGCCGGGCGGCGTCTTGCGACCGGCCGTGCGGGCAGCGGCGGGCCGAGACGGCGCCGCCGCCGGGTCGGCGCCGGCTGGGGCTGCGTGGGGCCCATCCCCGCAGGGCTCGCCGACGGCCTCGAGATCGCGGCACATCTCGTCGATCCATTGCTGCCGCTGCTCGCGCCGCTGCTGGCACAGCGCGGCGCCCTCGGCCAACGGCAACCGTTGCCGCCCCGCCGACTGGCCTTCCCATCCGAGATAGATGCACATCTGCACCAGCGTCAGCCGGCCGATCTCGGCGGGAGACCAGCCGTAAGCGCGGCTCAGCTCGATCGCCCAGCGATACCAGGGCAGGGGCATGTCCTCGGTCTCTTCCTGGCAGGCGGGGAGCGGGGGCGGCCAGGGATCGGGCCAGCCGTGGCCGGCCGCCGTCCGCCGCAGCAGTTCGGCCCGTCCCGCCGCGTCGGCTTCCCGCAACAGGCCGGCCGCCGCCTCCAGCGTGATTTCGGGCTGTTCCCTGCGGAGCATCAGCCACAGGCGGTAACACAGCCCGTCGGAGGTCTGCCACCAGCGGTCGAGGTCGCCGAGTGTCACGCGGCGGGCACGGGCAAGCCGTTCCAGCGCCTCGCCGAGCTCCTGGCGTCGGCGGGCTTCCGGCAGGCCGGCCAGCCGCTCGCGAATCCCCGTCAGGGGATCGGGCCGCTCCGCCAGAATGCGGTTCTCGATCTCGCCGTAGTCCGCCAGCACCAGCGGCGTCAAGCGGTAGGTCCGCTGGCCGATCGAGAGCGTCTGGGCCGCGGCCGTGAGCCAGTTCAAGCCGTCCATCGCAAATGCCTTCAATGGGAGCCACGCGCCCGACGACTGCTCGTTTCCAGGGTCTCCGTGGGAACGCCCTGAATGGCCGCTCCGCGGCCCTTCAAAGGGACGCAGAGCGTCCGCCCAGCCCGTTCCCACGCGGAGCGTGGGAACGAGCGTCAACTTCCCACGACGCCGTGGCGCACGACCGCGCCGTTGCCGGAGAACTCGACCACGTAGGCCACGATCTCCCCGCGGTTGATGTCCACGTCGACGGAGATCTTGTCGATGATCGCCGGCACCTGGTAGTAGTTGTTGCCGGAATTGTCCACGTGCAGGGCGAGCGTCGGCGTATCGCCTTCCTCGACGGGACAGGTCTGGTCGTCCGTGGCCTTGATCTCCATGGAGCCGGAGGCGTCGCGGACCCCCGCCACCCGCTGCTTCCAGCCGCCCGTGTCGTTGGCCGTGTAGTCGGGATTGTTGCTGGTGATCACCAGTTTCCAATTCACCACCGGGGTGATCTCGGTGCTACCGAGGAACAAAGTTCCGTTCTTTCCGCTCAGGACAGACATGGGATGACCTTTCTATACCGTACGCGGGGTGTTAAGGTACGTTTTCGTAAGGCGAAACATCGCATTTCAGCCCGCGCAGACCATAAAAGGATGCTCCCCTCGCCCCTTTGCGGGAGAGGGGTTGGGGGTGAGGGGAAGGCGGAGCGGGCGATCGCTCGGCAGCCCGTCCCCCTCACCCTGCCCTCTCCCGCCAGGGGAGAGGGAATTCCGCTACGTTCCGCTCGAGCCGGAGCCCGAGCCGGAGCCCGAGCCGGCGCCGCTGGCGGTCAGCGCGCCGACGATCGCCACCGAGTAAGTGAGCGGCCCGCCGCTGGCCCGCAGCCGCAGGAGCTTGTGGGCGTCGTCCACGGGCCAGCCGAGGTTGCGGTTGGAGACCAGCAGGGCGCCGTCGGGCGGGATTTCGACCGTGTCGCCATCGGCGCCGAACGGGGCCGACCACTCGGCGCCGCCGGCGCCGCCCACCACCAGCGTGCCGGTCGAGCCGGCATCGTTGACGACGAGCAGCCCCTTGACGCGCAAGAACGTGGTCGTGAGCACGGAACCGAGCACGTCGCGGGGCAGCGCCGTCAGGTCGATGGCTTCCGCGCCGCCGGCCGGCAGTGCTTGATTCTCATTGTGCCAGGCGGCCTCCGCCTGGCCCCGGCCGCAGCCCTGGGCCAGCAGCCGCGTGTGGTCCAGGCGGCTGTTGTCCACCGCCCCATGATTCCAATTCCATCCCAAGGACGCCCGAATCTCCGCCTTGAAGGACATGGCTTTAACCTCCTCAATGATCTGGGGTTTTCATGGATCCGCGTCTTTGGTGGAACTCGCAGAGCGCGACCCACCCTACGTGTTCCCTTACGGCGCCTGTGGGTCTCCGCCGGGCCGGTAGACCGTGCAGGCAAAGTCGACGGCCATCCGCCACGTGCCGTCGGCCTCTTGCCCCTCGGCATGGTTGATCCGCCGCATGCAGATCAGCCGGGCGCCCGGGGGAGAACCGTCGGCCAGCGGGAAGTCCGCCCGATCAAAGGCCGTCGTGAGCTGATCGACGATGGCCGCGGCCGCGTCAAAATTGGGATGGAAGACCTCGATCCGCACGCCGACCAAGGTAACGGCCGAGCCGTCGTTGCACGCTGCCAGCGGTTGCTCGCCCTGCCGGCTGAGCACGGCGCGCGGCAGCGCGGGGTTGGGACTGGCCCCCGTCGAGAGCCGGGCGGCCGGCAGCAGGCCGGCCAGCCCCGGCGATGCCGCCCAACGCTGATGGATTGCCTCGACGAGCGCGACGGTCATGGCACCACCTCCACCTCGATGCTCGGCAGCTCGTCGATTCGCTCGGCTGTAGTCGTCGCGAGCACGCGATACAGGGTTCCGTCCGGCCCGCGGATGCGATGCCGGTGGTCCAATTCCAGCGGCTCTTCGACGAGCACCTGGCAGCGGGTCAGCGTTTCGCGCGCAGACTGCGCCAGGGCAGTCTGGGCAATCTGCGGCTGGATGCGCGCCCAGACCCCCGTCCTCCACGGCTGCCAAACGGGGTCCATCGCGCCGCCGGTCCCCTTGGGGTACACCGCCTGCAGGATCGTAATCATGTCGTTCAGGCCGTGGGCCACGGCCAGGTTCCGCGTGCTGCACTGCCAGCGCGAGCCCAGGGTGGCCTCGACGATCTCCAGCACCGTCCAGCGGATGCCGCGGCTGTCGCGGAGCACGTCACCCGGCCGCGGCGGCTCGGGCAGCTCCGACACGCTCAGGTGCCAGACCAGGTCGCTGGCCGTCGCGCGGCCGCCCGAGGGCGCCGCCTCGCGCGTGGTTGCCGCCTGTCGCAATGCATGCGCAATCACTGTCCCCAGCGCCGTGGCGTTGGCGCCGCGCCGCAGCAGCGTGACCGCCTCGAGGCCGTCGGCAGCCTGCACGAAGTCGGCGGATGGATCGAAGGAGAGGGACATGGGTTTTGGGTCTTCGGTCTTGGGTCTTCGGTCTTGGGACTTGGCGACCAAGACCCAAGACCCAAGACCTAAGACCTTTCCGTTACGTGCATCCGCGGCTGCGGATCTCGACCGGCTCTGCGGCCGCCAATTGCAGCTCGCACCAGGCTACCGTCTCCTGAAGTTGGGCCAGGTATTCCGCCCAAGACACGCGCTGACGGTCGATGAGGTAAGTCGGCTTGGGTTGGGCCGTGATCTCGGCCACCAGCGCCAACGTCTGGCTCTTGATCTTGCGGAGTTGATCGGCGTCGCTCATGGGAGGCAGGGGGTCAGGGGACAGGTCTCAGGTCTTGGGTCTTCAGTCTTGGGTCTTCGGTCTTGGGTCTTCGGTCTTGGCACGACAGGCCCAAGCCCCAAGACCCAAGGCCAAAGACCTATAGCTCGCGGGCATGGGATGCTCCCTCGGTGCTCAAATGACGTTGATGCGGAACCGTACGATGATCGGCTGCCCGGCTTCCGCGCCGCCGTTGACTATCAGGCGGTACTCGATCAGGCAGCTCACGCCGGCCACCGGGAACGCCGGGTACTGGGAGACATCGGGGGTGTGGAGGAAGTTGTAGCCGGCCGGGTCGGAAGCCAAATCCCATGGCGGACCGCTTGCCAACTGATCCAGTACGACCGCGTCCGGCGTCAGGGACACGTTTTGGTGGCCGGGGACCGGCGTGCGCAGGTCGGGCTCGTCTTCGTCCAGGGAGTAGATCGAGTAGACGGCCGTGGCGATGTCGGCCTGGTGAACGGGCGTGCCGGCGTAGCCCAGCACGCGCGCCATGAGCGTGACCGAGCCGTTCTTGAATGCCGTGCCGTAAATGTCTGCCGCCTGTTGGGTCATACCGTCACCTGACCTCCGGCCGCGCCGGCCGCGTACAATTGTCCAGCCACCCCCGCCGCAAACGCTCCGGCCGCCCCGGACGTATCCGCCGCCGGGCCGGGACAAAACACCTGGCCGGCCGCCAGCGCGTAGGGACCGCCCACCGGCATGTCGTCCCAACTGCCCATCGGCAGCCAAAGGCAGAGCAGGCGTCTGGCAAGGCGAAGCATGAAAGTCGCTTTCTTGAGTGGCTGCGGCCGGTAGTCAGCCGCCAGTTGTCAGTGGCTACAACGGACAACTGACTACGGACGGTTGTCATGTCGCCGCACCCTGTGTTTCCACCTGTTCCGTCTCGCTGGCAGTTTGCGTGGTCAGGACCGAGGTGTTGTCGTCGGCGTACGTGGCGAGGGTGCCTGCGCCGTGGTCGAGGACAGCCTTCTTGAAGAACCGCCGCCAGAGCTGGACCAGCATTTGGCGAAAGTTGGTGGCTGGCCCGCCGGGGGCCGTGGTCGTGATCGCATCCAACCCGTCGGCCGCCAGCGTGAAGCCGGACTTGTCCACCAAATCCAGCCCGTTGGCAGCGAGTTGAAAGCCCGTCTTGTCGGCCAGGCAGGCCATCACGCTTCCCGCCGCCGGCTGGCCGCCGCTGGGCGCGAGTGCCATGGCGTCGGCCACGTCCTGCGGCGCCAAACATGTCAGCGTGCCCGTCTTCGAGACGCTGTTGATTTCATAGCTGACGCCCACAAGCACACATGCCTGGCCTGGATCGGTGCTCACCAGCGTGCCGGTGTGGGTGTTTCCGCCGGCCCCGTACTGCGTGCCGCTGAGCACGCTGGCGGCCGGGGCTTCCGTAATCGTGCCGGTCAGCGCACCGCCGGAACCGAAGGAAACGCCCGCGAGCACCTGGCCGGCGGCCGGTAGCGTGACGTTGCCGGTCGTGGCGTCCACGCTGACGCCGGAAAGGACTTGGACGGCGGTGGGCACATAGCAAGTGCCCGTGTGCGCATTGCCGCCGGCGCCGTACTGCGTCTCGTGCCGCACGTCGGCCGTCGAAGCCTCGGTGACTGTTCCCGTCGAGCCGTTGCCGCCCACGCCGTAGCTGGTGCCCGAGAGCACGGTGGAAACGGCCGGCGAAACCAGGGTGCCCGTGTGCGCGTTGCCGCCGGCGCCGTACTGTGTGCCGCTGAGCACGTCGGCGGCCGGGGCTTCCGTGACGTTGCCGGTCGTGGCATCCACGTTGACGCCAGCGAGGACCTGGGCGGCAGTCGGCACGTAGCAAGTGCCCGTGTGCGCGTTGCCGCCAGCGCCGTACTGCGTGCCGTGCCGCACGTCGGCCGTGGAGGCCTCGGTGACCGTGCCCGCCGAGCCGTTGCCGCCCACGCCGTAGGTGGTGCCCGAAAGCACTTTCGAAGCGGCCGGGGAAACCAGGGTGCCGCTGTGCGCGTTCCCGCCGGCCCCGTACTGTGTGCCGCTGAGCACGTTGGCGACCGGTGCTTCCGTCACCGTGCCGGTGGATCCGCCGCTGGACCCGAATGTGACCCCGTTGAGCACCTGGTTGATGGTGGGCAGGGTCACGTTGCCGGTCACGTCGTCCACCGTATTACCGGAGAGCAGAATGCCGGCGGTCAGGCCGAAGCTGGAGGCGTGCGGCTTGAAAGTCTTCCCGCCCACGGTCAAGGAAGTGCAATTCGTGAGCACGACGCCCGAGTACACCATGCCGCCGCTTAGCAACAGGCTCGAATTGAAGGTGCCACCCGTGACGTTGCAGCTCGTTTGCACGGAACCATTGAACGTGCCGCCGTTGATGGCGACGTTGCTCAGGTACCAGTTGGCGTTGCTGCTGCCGCCTCCGGCAAGAGCGGTCGAGGCGTAGCCGTCATAGACGCTGTCGCCGGCGCCCGGTGTCCCGTTCGGGCTGTAGTTGCCCGAGTAGGTGATGTCGCCGGTGTGCCCGTAGGCGTTTCCCATCCAGTTATAGGAAGCCATTTTTCACCTCTCGCAACGGACAACTGGCCACGGACGAACGCCGTCAGTTGTCCGTTGTCAGTTGTCAGTTGAGACCGGCCTGGAATTCCGGCGAGAGTTTTTGGCCGCCGACGTAATGCCGGATCAGGCCGCTCTTGCCGCCGGGAAAACCCTGGTCGTTATCGCTGGGAGGCAGAGTGACCGGCGTCGCGCCAACCGTCTTGAGGGCCCGCAGCATGGCCATCTCGTCCCATTCCGAGAACTTGGCCCACTCCGTGTGCCAGGCGCCTCCACCGGCGCACAGCGCCTTGCCGGCGGCGTCGTTGCCGACGGCGACGACGCCCGTATTCCAGAACGGCACCGTCGCCAGCCCGGCCTGTTGGGTAATGCCGAAGTCCGGCGAGAGATTGAAGCCGGACTGCGCCGGCGAGGGGTAGACCTCTGCGGCCATGGCGATGCCGCTGGCAACAAACAGCGGCGTCACGTCGCCCGTGACTAGCGTATCGCAGTCCAGAAAGAGAACCTGGTCGGCGGTGGTGAAGTCCAGAAAGCGGGTCTTGCAGTCCAGCGGCCCGAACCGCGGATCGGCTGGCGTGGCGACGGCGGTGAACGTGACGCGCGTCAGATCCAGGGAGCCCGGGGCGTTGGCCCCGGGATTGGCCTGGTCGGTGACGATCACGATCCCGCCGGCGAAGCCGCCGGCCAGGGCCTGGGCAGCCGAGCGGAGGGCCATCGCCAAGTAGCGCGGCCCGACAGCGACGTACACGATTTGCTGAGACATGGGTCTTAGGTCTTTGGTCTTGGGTCTTTGGCCTTGGGTCTTTGGCCTTGGGTCTTGGCCGCTAAGACCTAAGACCCAAGACCTAAGACCTGTTGTGTTCCGCCTTCTGCTTTCCCTCGCCACGCGTCACGGCGTACTGCGGACCACGTAGCGCGGATCGAGGACGGCCGCCGCCCCGCGCTCGCTGGCCTTGAAACGGATCAAGATGTCCTGGTTGAACTCGGCTTCGCTGTTGGCCGGCGACTGGGTGACCGTGATCGGCCAGTTTTCCATGTAGGCGAAAGCCCGGCGGAAGTCGCCTAGGAACCACCACTGCTTGGCCGCCGCGTCGCTTTGGCCGGAGGTTACGATGCGCCGGTACATCAGGCGGCTTTCGTAGAAGCGGTAGGTGCGGTTGTAGGGATTGGGGTACTGGGTACGGACCTTGTCGGTCTCTGCCCCGTAGATCAGGTCCGCGGCCCCCAGGATCCGCGCCGCCGCGTGGCGGTAGGCGGGCGTGACCAGCAGCGTGTTGGCCTCGATCAGCACCGGCTCGCCGGTGTTGGGGTCGAGGATGTCGGCGAACACCTGTTCCGCGGCGTCCAGGCTGGTCCAGTCGACCAGCTCCTGCTGGAGGAGATTGGTCCACGGGCCGCTGTCGTTGGGGCCGTAATAGGTGTTGTAGGAGGTGCCCTTCCACTTGTAGTTGTTCACGGCGCCGATCACCAGGTCCAGCAGCCGCTTCTCCTTGTTCAATCCCAACACCTCGCCGACTTCCGCCGCCCGCTGCAGCACGAGGTGCGTGCGGTCGAAGAAGATGGCCTCGCGCGTGACCGGCACGATGAAGCCCCGCTTGGTAGTCGAGGGCGTCTCGATGTAGTCTTCGCCGAAGCCGGCGCTGGGGTACGGCATGCCCGGCCGAACTTCCGCCACGTGGTCGGCGACCCGGCCGATGCCGGGGATCTTCTCGCCGTCGAAGCGGGTGGGCACGGTCTGGACCAGCCGCGAGAGGACGAAGCCCTCTTGCGTGTAAGCCTCCAGAATCTTCGAGTAGATGATCTGACCGGTGATGTTGGCGAACGCGGTCACGTCGACCGCCTCGCCGGCTTCCAGCAGGCGGACGCCGCCGCTGCGGGGATCGATCCGCCTGAGCCACTCGTGGCCCACCGTCGCCTCGGCCAACTCGCGAAGGCTGAAGTCCTCGGGGTGAAGCGATCCTTCGCCCAGCACCTCGCGGAGGTGCTTGGCCGTGCGTTCCGGGCCGCACAGCTCGTACATCCGCTTCAACTCACGGCACTTGATCGCTGGCACGGTTTGGTTCTCCTTTTGAGGGGATTAGGGATTAGGGATTGGGGTTGGGGATTGGGGTTGGGGACCGGGCTTTCCTAATCCCTAATCCCCAATCCCTACCCCTTCACTCGCTCACATGCCGCTGGAGCTGCCGCCGTGTACCCCGCCGGTCATGATGGTCGAACGGATGTCGACCAGCACGCTGGCGGTGTTGCTGGCGGCGCGGCGGGCGGTCCGGCCGATCGCCGCGAGCACCGAGCCTACCTTGGTCACCTGCTGGTTCAGCAGGGTGTCGCCGGCAGCGTCACTGTCGGGACCGATGAGGTCGCCCAGCTCGAACGTGTTGGAGGTGCAGTCCATCTCGAACACGCCGGTGGTAGCCACGCGGATCGGCGCGGTGTCGCCCATGCGACTCCGCTGCATGGCCACGCCCAGGAACTCGCGCACGAAGGCCTGCTGGTTGGCCGTCTTGCTGCCGCCATTTGCCAGGGCCGCGGCCGGCTTGGCGTTATTGGTGTCCTGCCACAGGAGGTCGCCGATGTCGATGACGGTGGCCGCTTGCACGGCCGCCACGACCGGGTTGGTGTCGCCGTAGCGCCAACGCATTCTGTCGCTCATGGGTTTTTCCTTTTCCGGGGATTGGGGATTAGGGATTGGGGACTAGCCGCGGATGAATATCCGCGGACCGCCTCGCACCGCACTCAGGTAATTGCCTCGAGGAACGCCTTGGAATCCAGCCGGGCTGCGGCGTCCACCAGGTGCTGGTCGCGCGAGACCGGTCGGCCGTCGGGGGAAGAAAGCCCCTCGGCCCGCAGCTCCCGCACCAGCGCCGCGCGCTCTTCGACCATCGCCCGCATCGCCGTTTCGTCGGGGGCGGCCAACAGCGCTTCGACGAAACCGCGGCTGGTGACGGCCCGCTTGAGCGGATCGGTGCTGTCCGGATCGGGCAGGTGGAACTCGCCCAGCAGCCGGCGCACGCTTTCCTGTTTCTGGTGTGCCGCCTCCAACACCGTCAGCCGCTGGATCTCGGCCTCGAGCCGCGCGAGCTCGGCCGCGTGCCGGCGGCGAAGACTCTCCAACAGGTCGCCGTCGGGCGACCCGGCAGCAGCGGCCGCCGACGGCGCGCCTGCCGGCGCCTGGTTGCCGTCGCGCGCTTCGAACAGCCCCCGGGTTGTGGCCGGATCGGCCACCAGGTCCACGCTTTGCACCCGCAGGATCGCTTCGACCACCACGCGGTCGTTGCGGCGCACGGTCTGCGCCTCGACGTTGTGCGAGAAACCCACGTTCTCCGGCGCGTGCTCGGCGTCCCACAGGAGCTGCTCGGCCAGGGCGTGCTTGGGATTGAAGTGGAAATCGGCCAGCAGGCCGCCGCTCTGCGCGACCACGTTGCGGATCACGCCCATGCGGTCCTGGTAATCCCGCACCGCGCCGGGCCCCGCCTTGGGATGGTTCACGTTGACCTTGGCGTTCTCGTACAGCGGGGCGGCCTGGGCCAGGGCCTCGGGCCGGTAGGTGCGGCCGTTACGCGACTCGGCGCCCAGGATCTTCACTCCCCGGATCACCCCCGCCGCGCGGTCCACCCGCAGCGACAGCCCCCGCCAATCGCAGAACTCTTGCAGAATCTCGCTCATGTGCTTTCCTTTCGGACAAAAAAAGCCCGCCGGGAACCGAAGCGGTTCGCGGTGGGCTCTTCGAGATACCTGTCGGCGGTGCGACAAGCTCCCTGGGATACCGTTGGATAAATCTTCGCGGCGGGCCCCGCCCGGCGGCCCGCGACCTATTTCTCCATGCGTTCCACCTTGCGGCGGATGTGTTGGATCGTTCCGTCCTGCACGCACAACTCGACGGCGGCCGTGCCGAAAAAGCCGCGCCGCGTGGCCTCGGCCAGAATCTCCACCAGCGCCGTCTGCGCCTGGGCCGCTTTCCTCGTGTTCGCCGGAGTTGCGTCGCGTGTCAGCATGGCCCTGAACCTAGCAAAATCCTTGGCCCGATTTCAAGTCTCATTTTTTGCAAGACGCGGTGCCATTCGTCCGCTTACTTACGGGCTACGCCACGCGCGGGTTGGCGTCGGCAGCCAGCGGTCCATTGAGGAGTTCCGCGGGGGCGGGCACCGTAGACGGAGCCGCCGCCGCGCCGGCCACCTGCTCCCGCCCCGGGTCCAAGCCGTGCCGCATCGCCATGGTTTGCACCAACATGGCCCCGGCGCGGACCAGGATCTGGTCGGCCTGGGCGTCGCGCAGCCGGTCGCGAACCGCCAGCGTCGGCGCCGTGGCAAGGACGTCCACGGCGCTGGGCGCCTCGCGCGGCAAGCGTCCGGCGCGGACTGCTCCCGCCACCACCCGCCCGAGCAGCTCCACGTCGTCTTGAATCATGTCGCTCTGCAGGCGTCCGAACATTTTCACGGCCGGGCCCTCGGCCACCATCGTCGAGCTGTAGTTGGCGTTGCTGGCGTCGCTGGTGAGCATGAACTCGGGCATGACCAGGCGGCTGGCAATGGCCCGCAGCTCGGCCTGCAGCACGGCGACATAGCGGGCGGCGTCGATGGCCGCGGCCGGAAACTCGTAATCGGTTCCCGCCGTAACGTCCAGGATCGTGCCGGGGCCGTAACGGCGGAAGCTGCTCGCGCCGCCGCCGAGCCGGGGCAGCTCGCCGTCGGCCCCGTCGCGGACGAACTGATCGAGCGCCGCCCCGACCGCCGATTGGTGCTTGCGGATCAGCGCGATCGCCGACTGGATCTGCGCCATGGCGCTCATGTTGCGCAGCAGTTTCTCGGCGCGGCGCAGGTTTTTCCGCACGGGGTAGAACAGCGGCAGGCCGCGCCGCACGTTGGCGTCCACGTTCGCCTTGCGGTGCTGGATGTGTTGGGCGTCGACCCACTGGCCGTCGATCCAGTAGCCCAGCACGGTTTCCACGTCGTCGGGCTCGGTCTGGATGCCCATGGCGGCGGCCGGGTCGGCGGCGGCCTGCGGCGGCGCGGCGACCTGGCCCGGCTCGACGAACCGCACCCGCGCAGTCCCGTCCGCGGCCAGGAACAGCCGCAGGAAGCACTCGCCGTCGCGGTCTTTCCGCCGCACGATCTCCTGCTGCCGCTGGTGCCACTTGTTGAGCTGGACGAATTCGTCCAGCACGGCCTGTACCTGGTCGAGCAGCGCTTGCGGGGCGGATCCTGCCTGCCGCGGCACCGCCCGGTAGGTGTGGCCGCTGCCCACGATGTACGATATGCGGTTCTCCCACAGCATTGCGCAACCTGCAAAATGTTGTCTACTTCACAAGACGCGAGGTTTTGGGGCAACTGCCGCGGGAGATGGCACTTGAGATGCTAGGCACACTCTACGCCGAGCAGGGCCGCCGGCCCGTTCGCTCCCAAGAAATTGCCCTTCGGATGGGGGTGTCTGATACACGGGTCTGGAAGCTATTGGGTGAAGCCAAGCAACGCGGCTTGGCCCGGCCGATCCGGCAAAAGGGATGGGAGCCCGTCGAATTGACGGAAGAGACGAAGACGGTATAACCTACAGATAGCCGGCTGGCCCCGCTGTTGCAACGGCAGGGGCCTTGCGGCCGCCGGGTGCCCGCGGTTCTTCCATCCTCCGCGAGCCCCGGCGGCCGGGCCGGCCTAGAAAAGGGTGGAAATCATGCCAAACCGCAAACGCAAGCCGACCGCCGCATCGAAAGCGGCGACCATTTCACAGCGGGCTACTCTTGCGGACGTTGCCAACGCCGCGGCAGCACTGGCAGCCCATATCCGGGAACATCTTCCGATTCAAGGCGAGCCGCCGCCGCCCAGCGGGGGACCGCACGGCGGGCAGGACGACTTCGCGGCAAGCGGCCTATGGCCTCGCTTCATTCAAGTCCGCTTCGCGCTGATGACGCTGGACGCACAGGCCCCCGAGCGCCCGCCCGTGGAGATCATCACCGGCGAGGCCACTGGGATTCAACGGGATGCAATCGACAGAATCCGCGCGGCACATGCCGCCGTCGCGCGCTGCTACGGTTTTGACCGCTTGGAGGCCGGCGAACGCATAGAGGTACGATTCCCCGCAATCAACCCGGCAGCGGTGCGTATGCTGGAATGGGGGGCAAAGGAACTGCTAGGCCCAAGGCGAGCCACCGACAAGCCGACGCAGCGCCACCCAAGAAAGCGGCGAGGCGTCAGGACTCGGAAGCCCCGACCACTTACAGCCCGACAGGTGGAAGTGATCGAAACCGTTGCTCAGGCCAAGGGCAACATTGCCGAAGCTGCCCGGCGACTCGGCAGAAACCGAAAGACGATAGAGGAGATCCATAAGGCCGGCTGGGAAAAGGTCGGAAAGGTAGCCTATCACTCCAAGGACAAGACCCGGCTGCTTGTCCGGGACCGCCGCGGGCAAGAGAACGTGTGTGAAGAGGACGACAAGCGCCGCCAATAATTCAAAGCGCCGGGGCACGTTACGGGGATGTTTCCCTGTTTTCTGGGGTTTTTCTTACCCCATAGCCCCTAAGACGTTATGGCGACCCTAGGGGGTGTTTTGCGCGCAAATACCCCCCGCCGTAGCGCTAGGGTATGAGCACACCTAAACTTACCCCCGCCGAAGAAGCCGCCTACACGAGGCTGGCACAGGCCGCAGCGGAACTCCGCCAAGCCCAAGCCCAGGCCCAGGAGCAGCGGCAGCAGCAAACGTCGAGCCGCCCGGCCCCTGCGACCCCCAACCAGGGGCGGCGCCGATGATTGCCCCCGCCCGGGTTCTCGAATCCGCCTTTGGCGAAACCCCGGTTCTCACGGGCCAGATTCCCGAGGACGCCGCCCGGCTGGTAGCGGCGCTGCTGTTGGACGTGGCCGAGCGAGGCGAGGCAGAGGCCGCCGCGGAGACGGACCGGGCCGGGCAGGAGGGCTCGCGATGATCGTCGCCGCACCTACCCGCCGACGCCAAACGCGGCCCGGAAACGCGAAAACGTACCATGATACGTTCTTGCCCATCGACTCGATTTTTCCGTCACCAGAGAATGAAAAATTGTATCGGCCCATTGACCCGACCGACCCCGCCACCGTGGGCGTGGCCGACAGTATTCGCCAGCACGGTATCCGCGAGCCGCTTGTAATCACGCTGGACCGCTACATTCTCTCAGGCCACCGGCGGCACGTTGCGGCACGGCTCGCCGGGTTGACCAAGGTGCCTTGCCGGGTGGAACCGTTCCGGCGCAGCGACGACCCCGACCGCTTCTTGATCCTGCTCCGCGAGCATAATCGCCAGCGCGTAAAGAGCCTCGATGAACAACTCCGCGAAGAGGTTGTCTCCGCAGACCCCGAGGAAGCGTATCAGACCCTTCTCGAGCACCGCCGCGCGAGCCGGATCATTCCCGACACCATTGATATTCGGGCCGGCAAACCCCGCGCGAAAATCTCAAAGGCCAAGCTGCCGTTCCTGGGGGCCGTCAAGAAGATCCTCGCTGAGTTGCGGCAATACTGGCCCCTCAGTGACCGCCGTATCCACTATCTGCTTGCCAACCAACCGCCGCTTATCCATGCCGGCAAGTCCAAGTCGGTCTATGGCCTGAACGATGAAAGTTACAGGGCAGCGACGCGGCTTCTAACTGCCGCACGGTTTGAGGGTGAGATACCGTGGGAGGCCATCGGCGACGATACCCGGCCCGTCACACTATGGGCGGTGCATAGCAACCCGCAGACTTTTCTTACCGAGCAGATCGGCGGTTTTTTAAAAGGCTACTGGCGAAACCTGATGCAATCGCAGCCGAGTCACATCGAAATCGCCGGGGAAAAGAACACCATCGGGCCTATCATCCGGCCGGTTGCAGGAGAGTACACCATCCCCGTGACACTTGGCCGCGGGTTCTGCTCGTCACCGCCGCGGCACGATATGGCCGTCAGGTTCAAGAAGAGCGGCAAAGACCGGCTTGTCATTCTGCTTGTCAGCGACTTTGACCCGCCAGGCCAAGAGATCGCGCATTCCTTCGCGCGTTCGATGCAGCTCGAATTCCACATCAAGAACGTGGACGCTATCCAGGTGGCTTTGACCCATGACCAGGTGCAGGAGTTTGCCTTGCCCTCCGGCGGAAAGACCAAGCTGAAATCACAGGGGCGCCCGCGATTCGTGCAGCGGTATGGGGACCAGGTGTATGAGTTGGAAGCCCTACCGCCGGAAACCCTGCAAGCACTTCTCAGGAAGGCCATCGACTCCGTTATCGACGTGGACCTATTCAACCACGAGCTTGACCAGGAGAAGCAGGACGCCGCCTTCTTGGCGACGGCCCGCCGCCGGGCACAACTCGCCTTGGCCGGCATCGGCAACGGGGAGGGCAACGGCCATGAGTGACACGACCACCACCACCGTGGCCGCCATCCGCGCCGCCGCCGAAGCCCGCAGCCTGTTGGGCCAGGCCGCGACCCACGAGCTACTGCCGGACGGCCGGCACCGCGTGGCCATCTACGACCGCACCGCCGGCAAGCTGTTGATCGGCGTGGGCGCGAGCGTGGCGCAGGCCGTGGAGAATCTCACGCGCGAACGGGGAGGGCCGCAGACGTGAGCACCAGCACCGCCACCCCGAGCCCCGCCGCCGTCAAGTCTGCCGCCGCCGGACGCTGGCCGGAAATTCTGGCAGCCGTGGGCGGCATCCCGCCGACCTTCTTGCACTTCGATGGAAAAGAGGGTCCCTGTCCGAAGTGTCAGGGCAACACCCGTTTCCGCGGCATCGACGAAGCCGCCGGCGCGCTGTTTTGTTCGCATTGTCACAACGGCGACACGAACCCCAAAAGCGGCGACGGCATCGGCGCGATTGAATGGTACACCGGCAAACCGTTCCGGGACGTGCTCGCCATGCTGGCCAACTATCTCGGCATGACGAACAGCAACGGCCGCGCCCACAAGGCCGCCGGCAACGGCCGGGCGCCGACCAAGACGAAGAAGGCCGCGGACCCCGCAACGCTGGCCGAGGGTATCAAGCCGGTTGACCACAAGCCGGAAATAGTCGACACGTTCCTTGCCCAATACGGCAAAGCCAAGCCGCCCATTACTGCCCAGGGGATTCGCTTGTGCGGGGGTAGCTTGGTCGATTGGTACGCGCACCGTTGTATCCGATTCGACGGCCGCGCGCCGATCGACAGCCCCGTCATTACCGCCGTGGTCCTGCTCCGGTTGGACGGCAAGCCGTTCCCAGCCTTCGGAAAGCTGGGGGAGCGGAAGACGCACACGACCGGCGGTTCCATCAATTCGTGGCTGGTTGCCGGCGACGTAGCCGCGGCCCATACCATCATCGACCTAGAGGGCGTCACCGACTGGCTGGCCGTCGTCTCGGCTGGACTGCCGCCCGGCTATGCTGCCGTCACCAACACGGCCGGCGCGAAGGCCCGCGGCAAGTTGCCAAGAGAATGGGCCAAGGGTAAGACAATCATCGTGGTCGGCGACGCAGACGAGCCAGGCCAAGAAGGGGCACAACGAGCCGCCGCGGCATATCACAAGGCCGGCGCGGCGGAAGTCCTGTTAGCCCAGTTGCCCTATCCGATTGAAAAGGACCACGGGCGAGACCTCCGCGACTGGCAGAATGAAGGCCATGCCGTGGCCGACCTGCCCACCGTGGCCGTCACCGCGGAGCAGGCCAGCGAGTGGGCGAAGGCCAAGCCGAGCAAGGGCGGCCGCAGCATCATCATTGACACCGACGAGACGCGCGTCATTGACGAGGGTATAGCGGTACTGGCCCGCCAAGGTGAACTCTACCAGCGCGGCGGGTGTTTGGTCCAAGTGACCGAAGGTGTTGAACCGCCCCGCGGTATCGCCCGCGCGAAGGATGCCCCGCGCATCGCTCTTGCCAGATACGCCAGAATCCGGGAACTGCTGGCCGCCGGCGCGGAGTGGTTACGCCCGGCGGGTGAAGATCAATTCGAGCGCGTACACCCGCCGGAATGGGTTGTCAAGGGGATCGACGCCCGGGGACAGTGGCGCGGAATCCGCCGGCTGGAATCCGTGGTCGAAGTCCCCGTGCTACGCGCAGACGGCACCATACTCCAAACCCCAGGATACGATGAATCGACGGGGATTTTGTTCCGGCCGCAGATCGAATTCCAGCGCGTTCCCGATTCGCTAACCTTGATCGAGGCGAAATTTGCCCTGGACGCGCTCTTGGAAATCGTGGCCGACATGCCCTTTGCCAGTGAGGCCCACCGCGCGGCATGGCTGGCCGCCACGTTGACACCCCAGGCCCGTTTCGCCTTCCACGGGCCCAGCCCCCTGTTCTTGGTCGATGCTAATGTCAGGGGTTGCGGTAAGAGCCTGTTGACCGATTGCACCAGCGAGATTACCGCCGGCCGTGAAATGGCCCGCATGGCACTACCGCGAGACGACGAAGAGTTCCGCAAACGGATTACCGCGCTGGCCATTGCCGCCGAGCCGCTAATCTTGATCGACAACATCAGCGGTACACTCGGCAGCCCCAGCCTTGATGCCGCGTTGACGGCGACGAGCTGGTCAGATCGGATTCTCGGCCAAACGGCAATGGCCAGCGGTATCCCGCTTTTCGCCTGCTGGTTTGCCACCGGGAACAACGTCATTCTGGCCGCCGACACCCCCCGCCGCACGTTGTATATCCGGCTGGAATCGCCGGAGGAGAACCCCGAGGAACGCTCTGGCTTCCGCCACCCCTCGCTACTGGCGTGGATTCGCCAGGAGCGCCACCGGCTGGCCGTGGCACCCATCACCATCTTGGCCGCCTACTGCGCCGCCGGACGGCCTGATATGGGACTCCGGCCGTGGGGGAGCTTTGAGGCATGGTCCGGCTTGGTCCGTCAGGCCGTGGTGTGGGCAGGGATGCCCGATCCGGCCGAAACCCGCGTTGAACTATCCCGGCAATCAGACCGCGAGGCCGCCGCACTCCGTCAACTCTTGGCCGGCTGGGAGGAAATCGACCCGAGCGGACGGGGAATGACCGTGGCCGCCGTCTTGCATGAGTTGGGCGAATCTCCGACCCACTACGCCAGCCTTCGGGCCGCCCTCTGGGAGTTGTGCCCACCGAAAGACGGCCGCACGTGGAACCCTCGCGCCATCGGCATGAAGTTGCACCATCTCCGCGGGCGGGTTATCGGCGGCAAACTCCTGGACCGCCGCGAGGCCCGCGAGGGCGCAATTTGGGTAGTTTGTGGGCCGGAGACTTGCGGGACTAGCACCACTAGCGGGACTAGCCCAGACGCCCGCGCGCACGGGCGCGCGCACGCGCACGCACGCGAGATACAAGAATCGACCGGAAATAGTCCCGCTAGTCCCGTTAGTCCCGCAGAGCTTGAGTTGACCGCCGCCGAACAACAGGCCGTGGAGGAGTTCTTGAGGACATGAGCGCCACCGTCAAGGAGCTTGAACGCGCCGCCGTGGCCGCCCACCGGGCCGGGACACCTTGGCCCGCCTTCTGGCGCCAGTACGGCCCGCACGTCATAGCCGCAGAGCCGCACGACCGCCGCCGGTTCCATCGGCTACGGCAACGGTTGCTGGGGCTCGTGGTGTCCGGGAACCTCGATGGAGCCGAGCCGGCCGGCGATGGTTGGCCGCGCCCCATGCCGTGGGAACTGGACGATGTAGGGGCCACCGCATGAACCGCAGCGAGTTCATAGCCGCCTTGGTTGCCATCTTCGCCGACGAAGGCCGCGCACGGGTCAAACGCTGGCAGTTGGAAAAGGGCCGTCGTCTTCTCAGGGAAATTGACGAATTGCTGGCCATTGTGCGGCGACGGCAGCGCGAGGTGCAGGACCAGGCCAGCGGCTACGACGGCTGGCTAAACCCGCCAGAGTGGAAGGGGACGCCATGACAGCGACTTTGACCTTTGACGGACTGGCCACCTTGGAGCCTGCCCTGCTGCGGTTCGCAGACGAGGCCACCGAGGCCGCCCGCAACGGGTGGGCCGGCTGGCTCGAATGGTTGCCGGGCTACGGGGGCTGGCGGGATGCGATCCGCAACGCTGCGGAGCAGGCCAGCATGGACGCATGGGACGTGCAAGACCTCGTGCTCGCGCACTTGGCCGACGTGTTCGCAGTGGCCCAGCGACGAACCGAGCGGAGGCGGGCGGGGACGGTAGGGGATACAAGAGCCCCCGGGGGAGGGGTAACGGATGGGAGGGGGTTTTCCAAGACCGAACCAACCCGCCGGAAGTTTTTTCACGCGTTTTGACACTGACACCGCAAGCGTATGAGCCACGACCTACTACCAGACATCGACTTGCCCGCGCTCGACTTGTTCGGGGGCGAAGTGACGACCAAGGCGCAGCCGACGCCGCGGGTGTTGCGGCGCGCGGCCCGGGAGAAGTTTGTGCGGGGGCTGAAGAAGGAAACGCTGGCAGCCCTCATTCCGACACCGCCGGCCGCGGGCGAGTGCTTGCACGTCGTCAGCAACGGCACGTTCGATTACTTCAACTTCATCCCCCTCATTCTCGGCTGGATCGGCGGCCCGGCCGATTCGTTGTACGGCAGTACGTGGACCATGAACCGCGCCAACGTCGATGACCTCCTGAAGATGTTCGACGATGGCAAAATCCGTCAAGTTTCCATTGCCAGCGGCAATTACTTCCTCCGGCGGGAATCGGCCGTTGCGGCAACCCTGCTGCTGGGGCTCCGCGAGCGCGGGCAGCGATTCGTCACTTGGGAAAATCACACCAAGGTGATCCTGCTTGCCAGCGCGGCAGCCGATGCGTGGTACGTGGTCGAAGGTTCGGCGAACTGGACAGCAAACCCGCGGACCGAGCAGAACATCTTGCTAAATGACCGGGCGACGTGGGAGTTTCATAAGGCATGGCTTGAGGAAATGTTTGCGACCGTGGCGCCGGCCAAGATGCCAACGGATGCCACACCCACAAGAACGGGATTTTCGCAACGCCGCGCCGGCCTGGGGGTCTTGTCCGTTCATTCCGATCGCGCCACGCGGGATAGGGTTGTGGCGTGGAAGACCCGGGGCGAAGAGGACCAGGACGAAACCGGGCGCATGGCCAGCGAGTTGGCCGCCTTGATGCGCCAAGCAATCCCCGTTCCGCCGTCCGGTTGTGTGTTGACCATTCCGCCCCAAGGGGCAAGCGCGCCCGGCCCCTACTTCGCTCGTGCCCTTGGCCGCCGGGTGGCAAACGCCACCGGCTTGCCCCTCGTGGAGATCCTCCAGCGCAGCGGGGTCAAAGAGTTTCACGGCCGCCGCGCCTCCCTCGCCCAGCGAGCGTATAGCGTCAGCATGACGGTGCCGGCCGTTATCGTAATCGACGACTTGATTACCAGCGGCAACACGCTGCGCCTGTCCCTCGCCGCGCTCCGCGCTGCCGAGATACCTTGCTGGGGCTTCGCCTACAACGGGAGTTGACGCGATGAAGAAATGCCATACCGACGCCCGAACCGAGCAAGTGCTTGAGCTAGTGGTTGCCGGTCTGTCTCGTGCCCAGATCGCTAAATGGGTGAGCGAGAAAAGCGACTGGGGAATCCAGACGCGGCAGATCGACCGCCTTATCGCCCAGGCCCACGTGTTGCTGTTGGAGACGGCGCAGCCCCACCGCGAGCGCGAGTTTTCCAAGAGCCTGCGCCGCCTTGATATGCTGTTTGCCCGTAGCTTGCAGATCAACGACTTCAAGGGGTGCCTCGGCATCGAAAAAGAGCGGATAGCCCTACTCGGCTTGTCGGACCGCGGGCGACGCGGCCCCGCCCCTGCGCCGCTTGAGGATCAGCTCTTGCGGGGTTCTTGGCGGGCACGGGCGGCAGAGGCAAGAAAGCGACTGAACAGCACGCCAACCGTCGCCAGCCGGACGCGCTTTTTCGCAAACACGGGGGCGAACTAATGGCACGTAAACGCCGAAAGCCCCTTGACGCCGCCACGCTCCAGCGAGCCTTCGGGCCGGTCGCCGCACGGACGGGCATTATCGGGCAGGGTGAAATTGACCAGTGCTGCGAACAGATGAAGAACGCGAGAACGGCCAAGGAGCGCGGCAACGTCGATGACTGCGTGATGGGCTTCCTTCAGCGCATGGCGGACGCCCGGCAACGAGCCAAGGAAGAAATGGCAGCGAACCACCCGCACACGAATTGAGGATTCCCGACGATGAAGACCAAACTACCCGTGATCATCCGAGACTGCCTGCTGCTGGCCGGCGCCGCCGCCGTGGTCACTGGTCTGTCACTGGTTCACTTGTCGCTCGGCTTCATTGTCGGCGGCGCGTTGTTGGTTGTCGGTGCGATCCTTGCGGAGTGGGACAGCAAGACCAAGCAGCGGCAGGCCGAACGCGACCGCCGCGGACTGTGAGAACAAAACGAAACACCGCCGGCAGCCTGCCGGCAGCCCCGCGGCGGGCACCGCCGCAACCCCGAGAAGGAGATACGAACGTGACAACGCTACTCGAAAGATTCCGACCGGCAGCGAAGCGCCCCGCCGCACCACCGCCGCAAACCGTCGAAGAGGCACAAGCAACGCTACAGCGCCTGCGGGAGGCCGGCGCAGCGGTCCGCGAGCGGGTTCTCGTCGATCCCGAAATGGCCCAGGCGCATACTCCCACCCCTTTTGTGCCCGGCGAGAACGAAAAATTCGTGGTCCTCTGGGCGCGTGATGTTGAGACCTGCCTCCGCGAGGCTCGCGCCAGCGAACCGCTTTCCATTTTGCAATGTGAGCCGGGCCGCGCGGACCGCGCCTTGAACGGTATCGACGCCCCGTATCCCGAGGACCGGCGACCGGGCGCAATCGCGCAACAAGGCAAGATCGTTGCCGACCTGGAGGCGAAGGAGAAGCAGGCCGAGTACGACGCGGCCGCCGTGGAACTCCGCAAGCTGGACGTCGAATTCGCCAGGCTGCTGTTGAAGGCGCGCGACCTGCGCAAAGCACGCATTGCGAAGGCCGCGAAACTCTGGCGGCCCGCCGGCATC